ATATTGAAATTTAAACCTTGATAGTAATCATCTAACATTTGAAGTCTAGGCACTTGTGCTTCTAAATGATGACAAATGAAGTCGCTGATGTCGTTAGGATTATCTAACAAGTCTTGTGTTGTAACATCGTATTTGTAAGTTTCAACTGCGTGACGTCTGTATATCTCATCACGCATTTGTCGTCGTTCAATATCTCTTTCGAAATTGTTTACGTGTGCCATGTGTTACCTCCTTTATAAGCCCATAGATTTAATGGTGTTTATAGATTTTTTAAGTGGCGATTTCTTTTTAGGTTTCTGTTTATAAAATTTAGAACAAGAATAGCGTAGTGAATCGATGCAGTGATTGTAAGTATCTACTGGTTCATTCATATATTCATCAGTGTTTTTATCTTTCTTCCACGTGTAATTATCGAACTCCTCAATAGTTTTGAAACAACGCTCGTCAATCACTATATCGAATTGCATAAGAAATTGTAGCCCTCGCATGATAGAACCTTTACCTTTTTGTGCAGGTTTAATACGTTCTATACCCAGTTTACGCATTTCTGCTATACTTTTTTGTTCTGCGCTATCTGCAAAGATTTCTTCTTTGGAATATCCTAAACGTTTGATAATTTCTGCTATCTCATCGTTTAACATACCCGTCTTGACATATTCTTCAATAATGTACAACTTCTTATTTTTAGGGTCTATCTTACAGTGTATAAATGCGCTCGGATCATTCACATACCCGTAATCAAGACCGAAATATGAGGGAAATTGTCTTAACTCTTGTTTGTTAAGTAATCTCTTTTCATATTTAGGGAACACTAGCTTATCTAAAGTAGCGAACTCACCTAAAGCGTAAATCTTATAATACGCAGGATTACGTTTCGCTAACATCTCTAAATTATTTCTAGTTATGTCATCTAAGAATTTGTTATCTTTATAACTTGACTGTCTTATCATGACATTTTCCATTTCTTCGCCATGTTCAAAGAAATACTTATAAACCCAGTTCAATTTAGAAACTGGGTTAAACATTAGAAAGATTTGTTTGTTATCATGTTTACGCTCTCTTAAACGTAGGGTTAACTGCGTATGATCATTAAGTGTAAATTCTGATGCTTCTTCCATAACAATGTCCGAAATACCTTTAATCGATTTAATCTTCTCTGGATTATCTAATCCTTTGAACAGGAATGTCGCGCCATTAGGAAGTACCACTTTGTTATCTGTCTTATTCCATTCGCATAAATCCCATATACCGAAATTGATAAGGCACGCTTTGACATCTTCAAATAAACTATCTTTTATTGTTGACTGAACTTTCCTAAGCCAAAGAATACGTCTAGGATATTTCCATTTATTCAACGCTTTTAATACTACCTTTTGTATTACGCCATGAGACTTACCACTAGAACCTCCACCATAATGTACTTCAGTGAAATTGTCATAGTTGGTAAGTATTTCAAATATGTTCTTGTTAAACACTTTCTCTGGGTTATTAAAATTAAGTTTAAGATTCGTCATCATAATCACCTATGTTGATTTCGATATTACGTTGAGTGATTTCTTTCTTGTCAATATAAGCACCGTGTACTTTTAAGATATGATCTAACGAACGTTGTCGTTCTTCTACATTAGGTGTAATAGTATAAGTTACTTCTTTATCTACTTCACCTTCTAAATGGTCATATCTTTTAGTGTATGCTTTTTGTGGCTCTCCTCTTGCAATAGATGCTGATAATGCTAACGCCTCTGTAATGCTCATTAAACTTTCTTCTTGTACTTCTTTAATACGTTCGTTGATATAATTCTTAATTGTAGTATTTTGTAGTAGCTTAGTTGCATTGGTATTAGCTTTATTTTTAGAATAACCAGCTTTAATATAAGCGCTTGTTGCGTTTCCTGTCTTAATATATTCATCTGCGAATCTCTGTTGTTTTATGTTCAGTCCGTTCATCTCATATATCACCAACTCTCACGTTATTCACTTAATTTATTTTTTATACAACAAAAACCTACCCGAATTGTCTTTCGGATAGGCTAGAAAGGAGAAAAATTATGTTCGATCATTTGAAAGGAATAAAAATAGAAAAAGGTTTACATGCGCAAAGTAATTACATACTTCGCACTACCATTATATTAAAAATTCTGTCCCCTCTAAAATAGTGTCATTTTCGTCATTTTTGTCATTTATGTCATTTTCGTCACTGTAACAAGTAAATTTTTTCTGCTAATTCATCTTTACGTGCCAAAAAGTTAGTTCTATTCAATCGAGAGTTTGGCATATCTTTTATTATTTCATCTCTACGTCTACCTTTTTTTAAGTGACTTAAGAATATAAAGTCAACGTGACCTAACTTTTGTTGGGATTGATTGATAAACTCTACTTCCGCTAACATCTGAGCATGACGTTTACTCATTCTCTCACGACGTATAACAGTGTCCTCTACCTTACTACCATTCTGCCCCTGTGGTTTAGGTAACGTAGCTTGTATACCATACTGTGCAATTGAGCTACTATCACAATCTGGTATTACAGTAATTAAGTATTTGCATGTCATTTGGTAGTTATCAATCATGTTTAATATTGCTTCTTTTGAATACAATCGAGTTCCTCCTTAATCTTCATATTTACTCAATAAGATAATAAGCTAAATCACTCATGATCCTTCTCGTCAAAATCCTTAGGCACTTCCACCTCATCATTTGCAGTTAACTTATAATACACTTCTCTACCAATCCATTTACCTAACTCATACATTGCTATAGTGAACCATATCTTTAAAATTCGTTTAATCATTCCGTTCACTCCTTACCTAATATTCTTTTAATCTCCGCTACTATATCTTTACTCTCCTGTGCTTCCATATGCACCTCTGTCGCTTTCATTCTCAAACCAATCAACTTGTTTGGGTGTAGGATATACAACAGGTGCTACAACTAACTGTGCTAGTCTTTCGCCTTTTTCTACTGTGATATCTTCATCACCTATATTATCTGTGATGATACCTATTTCTTTGTGGTATGTTTGGTCTATTGTTCCTAGTGCTACACGCAATTTAGTTTTAAGTGATTTACCAGATCTAGGTCTTACTTGCGCCTCATACCCATAAGGCAGATTAATCGCTATATCTGTTTTAACTACCTTAGTTGCGTGTGCAGGAATGTTAATCGTTTCTGATACGTATAAGTCCAATCCACTATCTGTAGAATTTGCTCTCTTCGGCATAGTCGCATTATCTGATAATAATTTAATTTCTAATGTATTTGTCATTTATTGTTCCTCCTCATTCGGATAAAATTTAATAAACATTTTATTTCCATGTTTATCTCTAGCTACCAATTCTTCGTATTCATCGTGTGATACATATTTTTCAATTACGCAATTTTGTAACATCTGCATCATTTGCATATGTTTTTCAGCTTTCATCACTACCACGCTCCAAATTTTAATTTTCTAGCTAAATATCCATTTTTGAATAACATCTTCTATTTTTTCTATATATTCTTCACTAAGAAATTCATCTTTATCGACGTTAATATCTAAAATCTCATCAAACGCCTCTGCCTTCCTTTTCACTTCTGCCATATCATTGATGAGTTCATCACGTTGCTTCTTGTAAGCGTCACGTTCCGAAATACGTTTCGAATTCTCTTCAAACCAAAATTCTGATTGTTTTTCAAAATACTCTTTTGAGCCAAAATGTAATTCTGCCATCTAATTCACACCTTTACAATTTCGTATTTGTCGTCTATCTCTACTAACTCACTACCTACTCTTACAGTTAAAAAAGGTTCGCCTTTAAAGTTATAGTGGAACTCTTCCACAACTGCTGGGAATGAGTTTGTAGCGTTAGGGTATTTAAACCAAATATCATCACCTTTATTTAATTTGTGTAATTCCATCTATCTCGCCACCTTTTTAGGAAAGATATCGTTCTCCATCAAATACTCGCACCACTTACCTCTGCTGTGCTTCTGAGGTACGTTAAACAAGTGAGGTTTATTGCGTTTTAAACGTTCTGTTCTATATATCTCTAGCTTTTCTTTAAGCGTTTCTTCTTTAACTACATCTTCTTTCAAAATTAACCATTCTTTGCGTCTCATTCCGACTGGTGCCTCTACGGCGTCTTCTAAATACCAACCATCGACAAGCCTGGTTCTCACATTAGCTAATTGAATATTTTCTTTCTCCATTTTTTTCAAATGCACTGGGTATAATCTGTATTCAATTCCTTTAACTTTAAAATCTATTGTCTCCATGCTTACTCCACCTCAGTTTTATCTATTTCAAAATTCATGTTGAATATATCGTTAGGATTATTTTCTAAACTCTCGCACTTCTCAGTCACTGCTTCGTCCAGTTCTTGACCTTTTTCGACTGGAACAAATGTGTTGATGTGACCGGTAATACTAAATTTGAGCATTACTTGTTCTTCTCTAGCATTCACTTTTTCTCCCTCTTTCGTTTCCGTCTTACTTTGGTTAATTCTTCGTATTCTATCCACTCAAGCCCTGTGTACTTAGGTGCTTTACATATCCATGTGAGCTTGATGTTAGGGTATTTATCTCTGAATATTTTCGCTTTCAACTTTGCTACTTCTGTTGGCATACCTTTGACGTCTATCACTTCAAGTAGCTTGTTATCTTTCCATAGTGCAAAGTCAGCGATGTATTCCGTTTTACGTTGCTTATTTACTTTAGGTATCAATTCATATCTAGGTTGTAATTCTATATGATCATATTCATTGCCCAAGTTACGTTCTAAATATTGGTAATAGTCACATTCAACTTTGCTATCAAAAGTGACACCTTTATATTCAACTTTTTTAGAATTGTATTTGCTCACGTCGTCACTCCTAAATATCAAATAAGTTAACTTGTTTAAAAGGTATAGTATTAGCTATTCTTTTTTCCGCTATATCAAAGTATCCTTTATCGAGTTCACAACCTAAAAAATTTCTATTTGTATTCATAGCTGCGATAGCGGTTGTGCCACTTCCCATAAAACCATCAAACACCAAATCATTTTCATTTGAATGTTTCTCTATACATTGTTCTATAAGTGGCAGTGGCTTTTGGTTTTGATGTATTAAATGTTCGTGTGGAACTCTATCAAAACTCCAAACATCTGTTAAACGCTCACCATTAAAATGTTTTTGCCCTTTATTCACTAAGAATATCAACTCATATTTACGCCCGAATGCATTTTTTAAATCGCCAGCAGTATGGTTATTTTTTGCCATACAATCATATTTTTAATATTAAATTGTTTTTCTAATTCACTTTTGAAGAAGTCAACCTTACTAGCGGAACAAAACATATACATCGCTGAATTTTGTTTTAGTATTCTATAACACTCATCGATATAGTCTTTGATTAGTTCTTCGTTATTATCATTAAATATCATTTTGTTGAAACGATGGTTTTTATCTTTCCGATAATTGGTTTTATAATTAACTAAGTAAGGTGGATCAGTAACGATTAAATCTACTGTTTCATTAGGTATTTTTTTCATAACGTTCATACAATCTTCGTTGTAAATTTTATTCAGTTCCATTCGTTCACTCCTACATATCAAATATCGTTGCTTGTAACCCTAGTTCTTCTTCATATAGAAGCTCGTATACGCCCTTGAAACGTTTCAACTCACTATCAGTCATCTTTTTACTTTCATCGCTAAAATGAGCGCCTGTGAGTGATTTAACGATATTCAAATTAGATTCGCGTTTTTCTACTTTTATTTCTTCTGTTCCGTCTGGTCTATAAAGGTAATACTTTTCGATAATTGCCATTTTTATCTCTCCACTTCGTTTCATTCATGATTAACTCTTTCACTTCTTCATAATCGTCAAAGGGTTTAATGGTTCCAGTATCAAGCAGCCTTTTAACTGCCCACCCAGACTCGATTAATATTTTGGCTATGATTGGATCTTCTTTATAATCCTCTCGATACATAAAACCTAAAAGTTGCTGATACTCATAAACTTTCATCCATAAAACCTCTGCGTTTTCTTGTAGAAATCAAGGTGTGCCACCCCTGTTTCTCCGTCTTTATTTTTAGAAATAATGAGTTCAATTTCCGACTTGCCTGTAATGTTGTCTTGTTGGTCTTGGTCGTAATAATCGTCACGGTATAAGAAGAAAATCATATTCGCGTCTTGCTCAACTCCTCCTGCTTCTCTTAAATCAGACATCATCGGACGTTTATCACTGCGACTTTCTACACCTCTACTTAATTGAGATAGCGCGATAATGATACAACCTGTTTCTTTAGCTATAATTTTTAAATCACGAGAAATCTTTTCAACTTCTAACCGTCTATCACGTTGATGTACATCTGATTGCATGAGTGTAAGATAATCAATAAATATAACG